ACGATTGTGTTCGGCCCAAAGGTAAAGTATTTTTCTCCGTCTATCTTTTCAGATTTAACATCACCTTTTGTAAACATTAAATCACCTTGATAAACACCAGACTTAATTCCTAACTTTGAGAACTCAGTAAAGGCAATAGAGAATTTTGTTTTTAACTCTCCAGAAAGTTTACTATCCTTTTTAATATCTGCAACACTTTTAAACATTTGAGGATTGACATTAAACAATCCTTTCTTTGCAACAAAGAACTTACCATCGGCTGGGTCTATTCCTGCAAAGATAGCAGGAGCTCCATCCCATTTGACTGTTGTATTGATTGCACTTTTAGATTTACCTGATAGCATATCTCTAAGATTACGAAGTGAATTAATGGCAGTTCTTGCACCATTTACTCCCTCGTTGAAGAGCATATCTTCTATGTGTTCCATGTGTACGTTTTTAGACATTATTTTTTTTAAACTTTTCTGTTAAAGTGTCTTGCATTTCATATGCCTCTACTTCCCACGGCAGTTTATTATATACATCATAATTTCTTGCTTTTGAAGATGTGTTCACCTGTCTTGTATAGTTTCTACCCTTCCAAAATGTTCCATCTCTTGTTTCTAGTAGTTCTTTTTTTGCATACTGTTTTACATGAACCATTTCGTGAAATATAGTTTCTAAAAATTCATCAAGAGAAGAGCATCTTCTTTTTATTTCAATCTGAAACGTATTTCTTTCTCCTGTGGGCCAACAATATCCAAAAACTCCACCATCAAGTTTTCGAAGAATATCAATAGATATATCTAAAGTTTTAAATCGTGGCATCATCTCTGCAATTGCAAAATCTATTGCATTTCTCACTAATGCTCTTTGTCTTGATGAGCCACCACTTATTTCAACATAATTCATAGACCTATTTATAACCTATGAACGGTCACAAGTTCCCCATGCATTGACACCATGTTTTACTAGAGTTTTAGTAGGGTCTTTACATAATTCTGTTATTTCTTCATTAAACTCAGGGTCAATAGTAAGACCATTATAAGAAGGAGGTGCTTCCCACCTAGCAGTTCTATCTCTAGGAACATCTTTTCCTTGAATTGTAACATACTCTCTTATAAGGGAATCTTTTCTTGCATAATATCTATCCCATTGTTCTTTGTATAGTCTATCAAAATATTCTTTGTACTCGTCTGAAGTCTCTAAATATTTGACCTCTGAAGCAGTCAAGTCCACAACAGTTCCATGCAAAGTCCAATCAGGTCTACTAGAGCCTGCATTTTCTAACCAGATGAGATATTCTTTAATTGCATCAACAACATTAAAAGATTTGTCGTTTACGAGAAGAGCAATTCCACCAGCTCTATACCACTCAACACAGTTTTTTTCTCTATCGTCAATCAAAACACTTGTTTCTAAATTTCTGTCTGCAACAAACATTGCTTTTTGTTTTCCAGAGAAAGTACAAGTCACAGGAATAGCACTCGCAATATTTTTTCTTATCCATTGATTTTTTTCAAACACAACCCTTCTTCTGTTGACTCTTCCTGCTGAAGTCAATATCTCAAAACCTTCAATAGTTCCACCATCAAGCTCTAGTAGAGTACTCATTAAAGAATCACAGATTTTTGTTTTAGGAAGGTCTTTGAAAAGACTAAACTTTGTCAGTTCTTCTTTTATCTGGTCATACTTTTCATAGTCTGCCTCACAAGTTCCTAACACTAATCCTTCAGAACCACCATAAAGAGGATTCTTTTGGTTTAAAGCTTTGTTTAATAATTTTGTTTTTTCTTGAACACCTTTGGTGAAGTCGGCAAGAACTCCATCTTGGTCACAAAAAACTCTAATTCCTCTTACGTTCTTTTTCATTATGCAACTATTCCTTCCCATTTAACAACACCATATTCAGGCTTTCCTATATCATCTATAATATTCAAACGTGCATAGTTTCTTGCTGGTTTTGACCAACCAGCAGACTTTAAAAGGTCGCCCTTTTTGAACTTTGCATCATTCTCAAGAAGAACAAATCCCCAAGCTGCATTACCTACAACAACTTTTACATATTTTTTACCAAAATTAAATTTGATATCTAAAATACGAGCATCTTCTTTTTCTGGAAAGACAACAGCATTCCATCTATCATAATCTTCTTGAATTGCAACTTTAAGATTTACAAGAGAATCAACCATTTGTCGAGACTCTTGAATCGTAAGATCAGTATTCAAAATATCTATCGCAACATCATTCATTACAGTAAACCTTTCACTTTTAACATTTGACATCTAGCTTCAGTATCAGTTGAAAAATATTCAGACTGTCTATCAAAAGGAACAGTCATTTCCATTTCTGCATCAAAACAAGTTCTGCCTATATAAAATCCAGCATTACTTTTCATAATTTTAAGTTCTGAAACTTGGTTTGTTGGGTCTTGTTCCAACTGTTTTTTAAATTCTTCAAAATTCATTATTTTTCCTTTGTTTCTCAATTCTTTTATATAATGACATAGCTCTTGAGTAATGTCAAGAACTTTCTTCAAAAAAGAATTGTTTAAAAACAAGGACTTAGGAAAAAAGGTGAAAAAAAAGAATCGTTTAAAATCAATGACTTAGGGGATGGGGCTCTTCAGCAAGGTCAATATCGAGTGCTGGGCCGTCAAAAAAGAACTCTGGATTCGTTCCGAAAAAAGGTTTCCCTTTTTTTATTGTGTTTATTAGGGTCTGGCATTTGTTCCATTTACGAGAAAATGCAATTCCTCGACCATCTTCCAGAACCCACCAGAATTTTCCAATTCTCTCTATACTATATTGGTGTTTTATCATGCGAACAACTTAGAAAAATCTTTACGGCCTGAAACTTTAGTCATAAACTTCATCTTATCATCTTCATCTTGCCGTTCACCAAACTTACTATTATCCATGACAGATTCATCTTTCTGTGTTTCTTGGTCACAGTCTGAAAGTCTCATTCGAGTTCTATCAACTCCAACAACAAACTTTCTGTGAAAAGAAGGGTCGTTGTATCTGTTCTTGAGTTGCTTGATTGCAATCTGTCCAAGATCATCAAGTGCTTCATTTGTTATCATTGCAAACATAAAGTCGGCAGTTGCAGGAAGTCCAAAACTTTCTGATGTATCTTCAAGGCCTGGGTCACTATTTGTAAATCCACTTCTATTAACTTGTGTTGCAGTTACGATAGGAAGATTTGTTTCAACTGCAAGTCCTCTTAGTTCCTCTGCAATCGACTTCACATACATATACGAGTTTGTAATGTTGTTTTTCAATCTTGATGAACCACATATATTTAGATAGTCTACATATATGATATCAGGTTTAAATTTCTTCTTTACTTTTAATTCTGATAGAAGATGTCTAAAGTGTCCACTATGAACGGAAGCCGTTGGATATTCTTTTATGATAAGATGTCCTTTTGTCTTTGCACGAAGTTTATCAATCTTTTGCTCGTAAATCTTTTTAGGAAAGTCTGGAAGTTCGTTAATCGGAACATCAAGAAGATTTGAGTCAATCCGTTCTGCAATTCTTTCTTCTGCCATCTCCATAGTAATATAAAGAACATTCTTACCTTGCACAAGATTTGCAGCTGCAAAGTGACACATTGCAAGTGTCTTACCAACTCCTGTACCAGCAAGTATAACATTAAGTGACTTACGAGATAAACCACCTTTTGTGATTGCATTGAAATGTTCAAGGTCAAATGGTATCTTTTCTTCTATTCTTTGATAAGACTCATATCTTTCTTCTGAATCTTCAAGAAAGTCGTGACCGATATTTGTATCAAAACAAACACCAAGAGCATTTGATAATATTGTTGGTATTGCACCTTTGTTTTCATCTGCATTTCCATCAAGTATAGAAATGGATTTCATAATACCATTGTAGATTGCTCTTTCTTGAAACCACTTTTCAGTCTGGTCAACGAGCCATTCTTCTTCTTGTTCTGTAGGATTATACTGCGATAGAAATGATGATACTTCTTTGTATTGAACATCTGTCAGTTTCTCTGACTCTAGCTCTATTACCAATACATCTTTTGTTGGTATCTTATTGTACTTCTCTACAAAGTTAATAACTCTTTGTACTATCCATTTGGAGGAAAAGGTTTCAAAGTATTCTAAATCAACAAAAGGCAGTATCTTTCTTGCATACTTCTCATTTGCTAGTGTCTGTTCTATTATTGTCTGTTCGTTCACTTCCTATTCTTCCTCCTGACGTATCGCTGTTGATGATGATATCCATAAGAACATCTCCAAGTAAACTTTCTAATTCTTCCGACTTATCATCCTCAACAGGAGACTCTTTCATAACATTATATTCAAACTTCAAAACAAGCTCATCATCATCCATCACATTTGCAAACGATTCAAACTTAGGTATGACTTGCACCATACCATAGGAGTATAACATACCTTTATACTTTCCGTCAAGTATTTTTACAGGAGCAATTTGTTCTTTTGCATTATTCATGTCGTTAAACAGTACTTTGTACTTGCTTCCTATATTTTCATCATCCAACCGACTCAAGTTCTTCTTCCTTCTCTACTTCATCTTCTTCACCATAAAGAAACTCTTTTCGAGCTGCAATCTCAAGTTTCTCCATGATTTCTGGAGTATAGAATTTTTCTGGATTTGAATTGATTGTCTTACCAAAAGTTTTTGTGCCATCAGGAAGTTCTATACGAGTAGAAACTTTCTTGAAGATACCATACTTCTCTGCAAGTTCAAGCAATCCAAAGTAACGGTCAAGTCCTGTTTTATAAGACAACATAACAATCACTTCTTTGTTTTCTTTTGTCAGCCTTGACTTGTGCATCTTTACTCTTATCTGATTACCAACAACCTCTGTGCCATCTTTCTCTTTTCTCTTACTTAGATAACAGATTTGAGAAGATGCATACTTGAGGCCTGAACCACCAGACATTTCTTTTGTTGGAATATATGCACCAACAACATCATAAACATGATTAGTAATTAATAACGGAACTCTTGCTTTTGCAAGTTTAAGATTAAGAACACGAAAAGTTGCTTTGAGTAACTGTGCCTTTGTCATGTCTCTTGTTTCTTTTCCGTCAGTTGTATCTTCTAACTCTTTTGAAGAAGAAAGTTGACCAAGTGAATCAAGAACAAGTAACATAGGAGGTCTATCATCAAGTCCTATGTAGTTGTCAAGTATACGAAGTGCAAGAGTTCTAAACTCCTGTATAGATATTGTCTCTGCAATCGTTACTCTTTCAGTATCGACACCACGTTTACGCATCATCTCTTTTGTTACTGCAGCCTCTGTGTCAAAGTAATAGACACCACCTGTAGGATTATCGTCAAGAAACTTTTTAACAAGACCGAGAACAAAGAAAGTTTTTCCTGTTGCACTCTCTCCTGCAAATGTTGTTATCTTGTTGTTAGGTACTCCACCATACAGAGAACCACTAAAAGCTGCATTAAGAATATAACTTCCTGTATCAATATTTCCTGCAAACTCAGCTGAAGAACTAGCATCATCTGCAAGAAAAATATTACCGTCTGTGTTTATCGTCTTGTTTAAATTCCGAAAAAAATCACTCATTTATTAATTTCACTCCAAATTGCTTCTACCATGTCGGACTTCTTAGACCGAGCATCAAGTTTTAAATCGTACCACTTGTAAGCAAATTTGTCAAGTTCTTTTTTACTCATTTTTGATAAATCTTCTTTTGTTCCAGACCATGTTTTTTCAATCGTTTTGTATATTGTAAAATAATATACTCCTGCAATAATTACAGCAGATATTAGTCCGTAAACGAAGATCAATTCAAATAATGTCATTTCACTCTCCTATTTTTTAATTTTGACAATGCCTGTTTTTGGGTCTTTGTGATAGTTGTCCGTTCCAAACAGGACTTTTCCATCTGATGTATCAATATAAGTTTCATCTTGAATACCACTATCAGGCATCCAATCTTCTTTCTCTGGTTCTGGCTCTTCATTTATTTCTGGTTCTTGTACAACCACTTCACCATCCTCAGTATCAAGACCAATGGGAGTCTCAATAATCTTTGTTGTATTTGATAATTCTTGTTTTTGTTTTTTAACTTTTACCTTTGTCTCTCTTACTTCTGCAAGAGATGAATTAGCTGCAATCAGAAGAAGAACTGCAAGAGGGTCAAACACAAAGACAAGAAGAAGTATAACACCTCTTACTGCACTTTCTAAGACTTCCTCAGTACTTTCTCCATAGACC